GTCTTGCGCTTCTTTTATAACATTAGGCCTTGCGCGTGATAAATCGCTACACATAGCCTGTTTGCCATTTCTGATAATATCCCAAATATTATTCATTATCCTCTCCGTAACCCCAAGTCCGCACTTGAGAAAAAGGCAGTTGTCTACACCGCCAAAATTTTAAAAACTGGTTTACCCCCCCAGCAGGACGCTTCACTTATCGAGTGGCTTTGAAGCCAATCAGGAGGGAGGAAACAAACACCTCAAAACCACCCGATAAATAAAGATAAAAAAGAGACGGCTAACGCTTTGTGGTGTGTTTCAACCCTTTCAGAACCGTCTCAGTTGCTTGATATTCCCCGCCTGCCTTTCGACCAACGCCCTTTAATATCATCGGGCTTTCTACGGTTTTCATCGCTAAAATAATCATTGGAGCGATAAATCTCTATTTAAACAAAGCGTGGGCACACCCGAAAAAACTCTTATGGTAAATGCGCGACACAGGTAAAAAGCCAAGAGACGCAAAAAATAAGCATACAAATCCCTGCAATGCGGTTCATTTTAAACCCTCAATAGTTGTTGTCATGATGGTCTGTGAGCGTCTCATTAACGCACCAACCCACAACACAGCCAAGGAGAAAACCAACTAAGCCGACGAAGAAATAACTAAGCATGTCTTGCCCCCTTGCGTTTCGCGCTCATCTGTGCAATAAAAGGATAAGTGCGGCGGCTCTTTATCCAGTTTGTAAACAGTGAGTAAACCGCCATGACGATAAGTCCACCAATCAAGCATATGATGCTGATAATTGCACCAAGCCCAATAAATATAATAAGTTCAGCGGTCATTGGTGCGTTTCCTTAAATTGGCTTAAAAAATCATTCGGCGTCACTAAACCACCCGTTTTCCCAAGAATTACACTTTGAGCTCTTGGGCTTGGATATCTATCCCCATTCAAAAGCTTACAAACAGTTGATTGCTTAAAACCTAAAAGGTCAGCAAGCTCTCTTTGTTTCAATTTTCTTAGGTTTTGGAATTCTTTTAATGTCATGCCTAATTATGACAAATAGGCATATCAAAGTCAATAGTTATTTTTGCAATAATATGACAAATAGTTCATTTTTTTTACAAAAAGAATCAGATAAGTTTTAAGTATGAGTAACAGAATTAAAGAATTAAGAAAAATCAAAGGCTTAACGCAAGAACAACTTGCGGAAGCCGTAGGAATGTCACACGCCTATATATTGAGGATAGAAAGAGGAGAGAGAAATCTGTCTTCAAAATGGACGTCTAAAATTTCAGAAGTTTTAGGAGTAAGTGAAAGTGAGCTTTTCCCACAAGACACCCTTGAAATGCCAATCCTTGGCTATGTGGGTGCAGGCGACACGGTCAACATTGAACATATCGATATTGACAACAGCCAAGACATGACCCCGCGCCCGTCTGGAATGCCGAAAGATAGCATAGCCTTTCGCGTAAAGGGCGATTCGATGCGCCCCATGCTTCGCGATGATGACCTCATTCTATGCCTTCCCCAAAGCCAAAACTGGCAAAATCTTATTGGTGAGCTTTGCGTGGTAAAAACCAGCGAGAATGAGATTTACATTAAAGAGCTTCGCAAGGGTTATGAGGAAGGCACTGTGCGCCTCATAAGCTATAACCAGCTCATAGACCCCATTGAGAACGTGAAGCCTATTTGGGTCTCGCGCGTGGCTGTCATGGTGAAGGTCGAGAAGGTGGCGGTTTGAAGTGGATATACAAAAAACGATTGATTATATAATTAGCACGCCAAAAAACATAGTTTTGACAGGCGCGGACTGGAAGCCTTCACCTCGCACGAGAAATGCTATGCAGTTTAAAGCTGCATTAACTATAAATAGCGAAAGCATTGAGTTGTCGCTTTTAATTGTATGCTTTCCAAATGAACTAAAACCAAAATTCACAATTATGCTAATAGGCGAAAAATGTGTGGTGAGATTAAACTATGGTGAGGATTGTAGCCATAATAACCACCCAATAAAAGGCATAATAACTCCTTTAGGTATAGAATACGGGGAGATTGAAGGCTCAAATTACCATTCTTGGCAAGATAATAGGCACTTGGCAAGCCCTATAAAATATCCTAATGAACTTGAATTCGCCCGCCAGCTCCCATTAAATATTCAAAGTTTTGAAAATTGTTTTCGTTGGTTTTGTGCTGAAAACAATGTTATTATAGCGGGTGAAAAAATACCAGAACTGCCCTTAAGGGAGAGATTATTATGAATTTAGCTCAAATGATAAATGGGAAAAACCTTTTTATTGCAAAACCCTATAATGATGGTGCAATAATGCCAACCGCTTTGCTTTATCCTTCAAAAGCAAGCGTAAAGGTGTTTTTCCTATCTATGGGGTCAACCATTATCGCAACTGATAATGGGGGGGCTTTCGCCTGTTTAACAGGGCAAGGGGGGGGCTTTGATGCAAAGAGCCTTGCAAAAACAGAATTTATGAGAAGAAATGACGTTGATATAGATGAGAATGGGAATGTTTTTTATAAGACTTCCCAAGATAATATCCCAATGGCATTAAAAATAGTTGCAGAAGCTTCAAAGGGCGTTGCTGAATTGTGGGTTAAAAGTCATTTCAAATCAAAAAAAGGTGATATTTTAAGAAATGCCCTTAGAGTTAAGCTTAAGAATGCCTTTAATGATAATTTATTTGAAAATTACCCTTATATCGGTGACAGCAGCAAGCAATATAATTTTGATTTTGCAATAAAGCAAAACGGCGCGACAAGGCTTATTGACATTGTGACCAATGACCAAAATTCTATAAACGCAAAATTTGTTGCCCATTATGACGTAAAACAAAACAAATCTGATAATATCGAGCAGTTTTTAGCCTATGATGAGAATGACGGCTGGAAGAGTCAAGACTTTTTGCTATTAAAAACAACGGCTAAACTTATAAGTATTCAAAAGCCAGTAAGCCTTATGCAGATTAGTCAAACCGTGCATTAAGCAAAAGCTTAAAGCCCACTTCCATATAATCGCCATATGAACAACCCGCCTCGCAGCGGGTTTTATATTATCTCATGCTTTCTAAACGCACCCGCGAGAGTGAGCATAGCCCACAATTTATGCTTTCCACGTAGACTTGTTAAAGTTGGTTTTTCAGCAATTTCTAATGTGCTGAGAATTACACCAAATTGACGCCCCCTCTCAAATTGCCAATCATTCTCGTAGTTATAAGCCTCTCTAAATGGTTTCCCCTTCATATATTCGCTTAAGCCACGCTTGAAATCGACGTGGTTATAAATAGTCTCAATAGAGATTGTTGAACCGCCCCCGTTTCTCATTTCATTCTCCTTAAATATATCCCCTCATAGCACGCCCTGAAAATAAATGCAAATAAATATGACAAATAGGCATTTTTATTATTGACATAAATATGACTATATGGCATATATAAACCATCAACAGGGGTTAAGGCGATGAACGCAAGCAACACAATCACAATGAAATATGACGAAGAAAATGTTGAATTTTTAGACGCAAAATTCAAAACAGCGTTGGAAGACGCTGGCGAATATGTGGCTTTTGAGTTTCACGCTTATGAAAGCCCTGTGTTTTCAATCACACGCAATGGCATTTGCGTGAAAAAAGAAGTGATTGAGGCGGCTCTAAAAGCCGCGATTTCGCACATCGTTGATGAAGCGGACGGCGTGGGTGAAGATTGCAATATTTCATGTCTTGATGATTGCTTGCTTGATTCCCTTCCAGTTTACGGAAAAATCTTAGAGCGTTTCAATCTCGATGATGAACTCTTGACGGAAGCGCAAGGGCAATGCGCTGAAGCTTTTAATGAAGCCGCAGACCGCAAGTTTCACTCCTCACCTTCTAATTTTATGGCATGGGGAGGGCGTTAGAATGAATGAAGAAATTAGAGGGAATCGCGATTATGTGCGCGGGGTCATTGAGTTTTTGCCTTGCACAATCCTTTCATACGATGCCCCATGCAAAACGGGTGAAACATTCGAGGTTTATAATGGGGCGGGCTTCACGAAAAGTTTAGCCAAACAATTGCGCGATATGGAATTTTACAACGAGATTAGAAAGTTCGAGCTTGTTCAATCTGTCTTAAAGCCATGCGGATGGTCAATTTTCACATTTAATATTTTTTACAATGAGCCAAAAGAGAGGGCCGCGATATGATACACGAAGATTATGACTTTTGGAGAAAGGCCTTGTCTGGTGAAAAGCCCCCAATTCATGATGGGGAGGTGCATTTTGGTTATTTCAAAACTAAACGCGGTCAAGGCAAAGGTGGTGAATTTGTGCCTGTTGCATTCTGGCGCGATGAAGACGTTGTTTGCCTTCGTGGCAATAGAAAAATCAGTGCAGATGAGTTTGCAGATGAATTTTCGTGGGCGTGCAAGCACCCAATAAGCCATGAAGACTCCTCTTCATGGTATCGTAACGGCGGGGCATGGCAGCAAGAAACAGCTCAAGCTGGCATCGGTCACAATTCAGGCGAATTAACGCCTCTTGAGCAAATCAATACCGACATTGAAGCGTTGCAAGAGCGCATGAAAAACGCAATAAATGAAAACGCTTTAGCAGATTGCAAGACAATTGCCACAAAGATTGAAACTCGCATTGAAGATATGCGTAAAGCTGAAAAAGAGCCGCATTTAACCGCGTCTCGTGAAGTTGACGCAAAATTCAAGGTTATTATTGCGCCTGTGCTTTCAATTAAAGCAGATAGCGCGACAAAACTAACAGTCATTTTAAAGCAAAGGCGTGATGAAGAAAATGCACGCATTGCCAAAGAACGGGCGGAACGTGAAGAGGCGGCGCGATTAGAGGCGTTAAGCAACCCGCAAGCCGCGCCTGTGGTAATTGAAGAACCAAAAGCTCGAAAAGTTCAAGCAGGTGGCAATCATGGCAATAAAACATCGCTTCGCACGACAAAAGAGTGCGAGATTACTGATATTAACGCTGTTTTAGAATTTTTTAAAGGCAATAGCGCGTTTTTAGAGGCAATTGAACCTGTTTTGAAGCGCATGGCTTTAGCCCTGCTAATCGTTGATGTGCCAGTAAATGGTGCAAAATTAAATATTATTTATAAGGTATAGAAAAATGAACCAAAGTGTTAGAGACGCAAAAGTGCCAATGTCAATTACTGAGTTTTCTAAGAAATTTGACCAAATTATACCAATGATTGAGGGCGTTTTACCTAAATCAATGAATGTCGCAGCGTTCAAAGCAGGGCTAATGTTATCGTTAAGCAAGAATAATGATTGCTTATCTGCAAACTTTCAAAGTTTGCAGGTTGTTATTCTTCATGCGGCACGTATCGGTGTTGTTATTGATGGTCGTGAAAGTGCTATTGCATATTTTTATGACAAAACTATTGGTGCAAAGGCTGCAAAGTTCTATTTAATGGTTGACGGTGTGAAAAAGCTATTCCATGCGGCGGGCTTTAAACAGTTCGATGCTCTCCCTGTTTATAAAGGAGACATTTACCGTTCTTGGATTGATGAGACAGGTGCACACTTTAAACATGAGCGCAGTGCACCAGATGAGCGCGGCAATTTACGCTTTTATTATGCCTATGTGATAACGAAAGAAGGCGAATTATTTCACGAAGAAATGACCATCGATGAAATTGAAAAAATAAGAGCGGTTGCAGCAAAAGACCATGTTTGGGCTTCAAATTTTGGTGAACAAGCAAGAAAAACACTTTTCCATCGTATATCAAAGCGGGTTAAAAAAAGCCCAGAATTAATATACATTCAAAATGGAATCGAAAGTGAATTTGATTTTAAAGATGTTACTCCTATTAACCCGATGATTGCACCACCACCACCGCCACAGGCTCAATCAAATGTAGCTGAACTACACGGCTTTGAAGGCGAAAAGCAGGTTGTTTGGAATGAAGACGAGGTTGTTGATACGAATACTATAGGCGCAATCGATAACGCGCCTGTGGAACATGCCCCCGCGCCACCACCTGTTGATAAAGGCGGCGCGGGGGATATGGTGGAGCTTGATGAGAGCACACCCTTATTCAAAAACATGGTGAAGGCTATCAATAGCAGCAAAACTATAGAGGCACTTGATTCGTTAATCCAACAAAATGATAAATTTATTGCAGACACTGACAAGCTCACAAAAAAAGCGCAAGACACTTTGAAGCGTAATATTGACGCTAAACGCGACCAGCTTGCGGAGGCTTAAAATGGCAATTGAACTTAGGTTAAAAAAAGAATTTAGCGGTATAAAACCCGCCGACCATTTAAGCGCGATTGATATTGACGGTCTTGCATTAGGCGTTGAATATAAGGCGGTTTTCACGCGCCCACGTTCAAGTCGACAAAACTCATTTTATTGGGTTGGTCTTCATGAAATATGCCGCGCAACAGGCTTAAAATGCGGGGCTAACGGCTTGCACTATGCCTTAAAGCAATCTTGCGGTCTTTATGAAGAGCATGTGAACCCGCTTACTGGCAAGGTTGAATTGCGGGTTTCTTCGACAGACTTTTCAAGTGCAACACAAGACGAATTTAACAAGTTTTTTGAAAAGGCAAGAATCGCCCTAATTGAAAGATTTGGCAAAGGAGTGTTGGACGTGTTTGGTGAAAGCAATAGGAAAGCAGCATGAAACGCCGCCGCATAACAACAACAATCATTGACGAGCTAAAAGCCCGTGACGGGGCAATCTGTAATGACTGTAAAGACGCGTTAGGCACTGGAAACCCGTTCCACGTTGACCACGTTATACCGTGGAGAATGGGCGGCAAAGACGAGGTTAGCAATATGCAACTTCTTTGTGTGCCATGCCACAACAATAAAACACATGGCAAAACTGGTGACACTGCCAAGATAGCCAAAGCCGAAAGAATCGCTTTAAAACATTGCGGTTTTAAAAAAGAGAAAAAGGCAAAAATACCTTCGCGCCCATTTAGACAAGAAAACAAGCCGAACGTTCGGCAAATGTATGGAGACATATCATGAAACGTTGCAGCGAGTGCATTTATGCAAGTGAAGCGTGGAACGAGGGGCGGTTTATAAAAACCTTCACTTGCGCGAACGAGTTTTCAAATCATTTTGACGAACCCGTAAGACCACAACACTATTGTGAATGCTTTAAGGGCGAAGAAGATTTTAACATTTTGGAGATGGTGTCATGAGCTATGAACCAACCGAAGACGCTTTACAAGCAGGGTGGGAAACAATCGGTGAGAAATTCAGCTATGGTGATGGTCAAATGACGGAACTTTTACAAGCCGCCATAGCCATAGACCGCAAAGCCATCGCGCTTGATTTCATTCAAGAGCAATGGGTTACGCCACAAACAATGACTTCTATTGTTGAGGGCGACGAATACTTGATTGTTCTTGAGGGCAAACATACAGGCATTGGTTGCTTCCATTACAATGATGATGGTGAACAAGAGGGCAATATATCAGGCTGGATGTTATCAATGAAAAGCAATCCACGCGATGATGCTCAATTTGATGATGATTATACTTGGCTTCGCGCCCTCCCTCTTAAAGCGTTGGGGGTGTGAGATGATGAAACCATTCACAGAAGAGCAAAGACGAGACGCTCACTTAATTGACGAGGCTTATAAATTGAAGAAAAAAGAAGCTGGCATAATGCACGCCATTTTCACACTTCAAAATGAGGCTGAAAAGATTAGAAGAGAGATAAATCTTGAGCTTAACGATTGCAATGACATGTTTTTTGCAAATTCGACCTTAAAAAAAATGTCAGATGATGATGAGCACAACAACATGGTGCTTCACGAATACATGGAAAAGGCGGGTGTGAGATGAACGAAAAAGCAATTTTAGAAGTCTCTAGAATAGAGGGTGGCAGCGAAGTTTACGTAATTCTGGAAAATGGCAAACAGTTTAGAGACAAGCTTCGGTATTTTGAAGGCACTTTCGTTTCCCTTTATGAAGGGGGTATTTTTAATATTGCAGACGTAAAGCGCGTGTTTAAACCAGACCTCTTAAAATGGGCTGGCACGTTAAACATAGGCGATAGAAATCAGGAGATTTGGTGAAATGAAACCCATAGCCATACCAATCAAAGACGCGGCTAAATTGTTTGGAATATGCCCTGCAACGTTTCAAAAGCAAGTTGACAGGGGTATTCTGCCCCCCGCATTGCCTCTTGATTGCCGTTCTAAGCGGTGGTCAACCGATGAATTATTGAACGCCTTCGACAAAACAAAGGGGGCTAACGTAAACGTGAAAGACGACCTCATGGCAGCGATTGACGGATTATGACCTTAATTGACTTAAAACACATAGAACGTAATACTGTTAAGGGGAGCGTCTATTATAATTATAGAGACCCGAAAACAGGTAAGCGCACAAGGCTTAAAAGCCCATATGGAAGCGAAGCGTTTATAGATGAATATCACGCGGCAAAAGCTAGCTCAAAGCCACAAAAGCCAGTTATTAGGGCAGGGCAGGGCAGCTTTAACGAGCTTGCAATAAAATATTTCAGTTCTGCAAATTTCACTAACCTTGCGCTTTCAACACAACGTTCTTATCGAACCAGCCTTGACCATTTTTTGAAGGTTGCAGGGGCTTTGCAAGTGAAAGATTTTAAACATGAACACGCGCTTGCGATTATGTCGAAGATGAAGGACAGACCACAGGCAGCAAACAACCTCATAAAACGCCTTGAAACACTGCTAAATTTTGCAATTGCTTTAGGCATGATAGACCGCAACCCCGCCTCGAATGTCAAGAAGAACAAAGGCGGAGAGCATCACACATGGAGCGAGCAAGAGGTTGCTCAATTTGAATCATTCTATCCAATTGGCACGAAACAACGGGCGTTGTTTGCTTTGTTGCTTTTCACAGGGCAGCGAATCAGTGATTGTCTCTCCCTCACATGGGGGCATATTGAAAACAATAAATTTCGCTTCAAACAGCAAAAAACAGGAAAGAAAATGGCGATTCCTATTTTGCCACAATTACGAGAAGCGATAGAGCCGTTACGCGGCGATTCAATGATGATTATTTTAACAGAACACGGAAAGCCGTTCACACAAAATGGCGGTCGTCAATGGATTTCAACCATGATTGATAGGGCAGGGCTTCCCGATAGATGCGTTGCTCACGGCTTGCGAAAAGTTATGGCAGTTAGACTAATTAACATGGGAGTTGACTTTAACCATGTGCGCGAAGCACTAGGGCATAGCGATAACCAAACAACGCAACATTATGCGAAAGCGGCTAATAGCGAGCTTATGATTGAACGTGCTTTTAAGGTTTATGAAGAACACCACAAAAACAAAAATTCCCAAACCATTATTTAGTCTCCCAAACTATGTAACTAAGTAATTGATTTTAAATGATATTTTTAAAAAATGGCGATTCCAAAGGGACAGGTATTTATCAATAAAATCAACAGGTTAACGCTCCCAAGCAACAATTTACTGCCTATTGATTCTATTGACTTTTTTTGAGATTTCCCAAACTATCTCACCATCTTATCAAGCTTGTCATGAATGCGGTCAAGCCCGATTTCAAGCTTGTGAATGTCATCTTTCGTGGCGAATTTATCCATGTTTGAGATTTGCAAATCATGGATTTTTTCATTCAAGCCTTGCAGCTTTTGATGAAAGTAAACGGTGATTGCAACAATCACGCCGCCCATTGGCAAGAGCAAATTAACGTCTTTGATAAATTCATTCACGGCATAATCTCCCTATCACGGGTGTGTCACACACCTTGTCTTTGAAGTCATTGGCTTTCCAGCCTATCCACATGAAGGCGCAAGCAACGAGAAGGCTTAAAGCCCAATTTATTAAGCTTTGAAAGGGTATCATGTTAAATGCCCTCTCTATTTTTCTTAATGCGTTCCCACATCATGAAGGAAGCACCACCAATAACGACAAGAGCCAAGCCGCCAATCAACCACGATTGCAGGGTGAGTGTTCCGCTTATTTCAGATAGTTGCCCCTTCACCTCGTTTGCAGTGGTGAGGGCTTCTTTTGCTTGTCGCAAGGCTTCCAGTGTGCCAACGCCAGCCGAAACCACAACACCACCTGCACCTATGGTTTTAGACTGCGAGACCTTTTTCGGTGCAGCCTTATTCACCTCTTCAATCTCACGCCCATTTAGCCACATATCAGCTTCAGCTTGACGGCGTTTTGTTAAGCCTAAAAGCACCACGCCATTCGCGCGATTGAATGAGAGCAGACCACGCGGCACAGCGTCATAATCGCCTTTGTTTAAACGCTTCATGAAGGTGGCTTTTGAGAGCCAATCAGTGCCAAGATTGAAGGCGAAAGAGACAAGCGTGTCAAATTGGTTTTGAGACAATGGCACTTTTACAGTGCGTTCAACCGCCTGCTCAAATCGCTCTAAATCGCGCTTTAGAATGGCTTCAGCTAAAGCCGCCGTAATGGTCATATTTTCAAACACATGCGGCTCACCCGCCGCGCTTGTGTGACCATAACCGATTGTGAGGATATTGGCAGGGCAAAGGTATGCCTTTAAGCGCAACCCTTCCCATTCTTTGATTAAATCTATGCCAGCCTGTGACGTTTTCATGATGGTTTCCTTTTGGTAATAAAAAACCCGCCTTGCGAGCGGGGGTTAATTTTTTTTGACGATTTCAGTGAGCAATGGCATGTAGAAATATCCAATAATTGAAAAGCCAATTGAAAATTTTATCCACCAGCTCTTTACAAGTTCTAACATCGGTTTTTCTCCTATGAGTTTGACAATAATGCCAATTTGAGTTATTATATTTTCCATGATTTAATCCTTGTTCTTTAAGGGTTGAAAATAGAAAAGCCGTCAAGTTTGCCGCTTGACGGCTTTTTGTTTGTATGGGCATTGAGACGCCCGCCTTGCGAGCGGGTGGTTGTGAGGGGTTAAAAGTATTCTTTAATGACGATATATCCTAAGCCGCCGCCTGTGACACCCACCCCGCCACAAGCAAAGCCGTTACCCTCAAAAATAACGCCATTTTCAATGAAAGGCGGCAAGCCTATATCAAGATAGGGCTTGCCGCCACGATTGAGCGAGCCATTACCACCTTGAATGCTTTCATTATCTTTGCCAATATTTAGCGTTTGCCCACCGCCATTATCTGCAAAGAGGCTAAAAGCCCCGACAGTTGTGATTGCGCCATTGCCACCAAAGGGGGCTTCTACTGACAATGAGGGGGTAGCTGTATTGCCGAAAACGCTTTTCTTTGCAGTGTAATCTGCATAATAACTTAAACTTGAAGGCAGGCTTACTGCATCTATTTTTTTGCGGGCAAAGCCTCCAGCCCCACCACCTTGTTTATTTGTGCCAGTTTGCATACCATCGCCGCCTGCACCCCAAATCATCACTTCAATAAATTTAAGATTAACGGGCTTATTCCATGTTTGAGCAACACCAGACAATGGCTCAGATATAACATTGCCAAGGTTCACACCGCCCGCAAGAGTTGGCAGGTGCGCAGCAGGGATTTTTCCACTCGCCCCCAATGGTGCATAACCATTATTTTGACCTTTTTCACTTGTCAGCTGATAACCAGCACCGCCACCGCCAGACCCACCACCGCCGCCCATACTTGCGGCTTGCACAATCGCAGCTTGCACCGTTGTTGCGCTCACGCCAGCTTGAGGCGTGAAGCTAACTTGAGACGCTTTGTGAACGTTTGTCGCGCTCGCACTCACATGTGTCTCAAAGGCTGTCTTTAAGTTCGTAAATGCACCACTCACATGAGTGTTAAAAGCATTCGAGAGGGTGGTGACGGTTACCGTTAAAGCCGCAACAACCGCTTTAGATGCTCTTGTCGTGAGGGCGTCTTTGTGGTCTTTATTTAAGATATTGTGCTTTTGCGAGCTAATTGTCTGCCCTGTTACCGCCGCTGTATTGAGGGGTTGCTGATATGTGTCTGTGTTGTCGAATGGCATTTAGTGTCTCTTTTCGGTTAATTGGCGTGTAGAATTTTGTGCTAATACTTGATAGGTTATGCGTTCTGTGGGGGTCATACCCTTCAATTGTGCAAGAGTTGGTGGTTTTCCGCTCATAAGTATTTCTGCAATTTTAGGGGCGATTTGTGCTGCTCTTTTATCTTGCAAGTGCTTACCACCGCGTCGTAATGCCGCCAGTCCTAGCCCCGTTGCGCTACCAGACAAAAGACTGTGACCGCCGTTTGCATAATCATAAAGCCCGCCAGCCCCCAACGCCGCCGCATCGTAATATTTTTCAGCAGTGCGAGAGCCGCCAACCTTAGAGGCGGTATTGTCAAAAACGCGTTCGGCATTAATTTGACCTTGGAATTTTGCGGCTTTTTCGCCAAGAACCTTTTGCACAATTTCCGCTGCATTAGGTCGATAGAGGCTATTGATTGCCGTTGTAGCGTTTGCGCCGCCTAACTTGTCACCAAATGCCGCCGCAAAGCCGTGTGCAAGCTCTTGCTTGTTAGGGTTAGCCTCGATTGCCGCGATTGCGTCTTTCTTAAAGTTTAAGGACTTTGCGCCAATATCAACAGCCTCTTGCTTGCCCTTCATTGCCTTAAACAAGGCGCGTGCAACCGAGTGTTGCGGGTCTGCCTCGTCAATTAAATTGCGAAGGTCACCAGCCTTAAGGGACGCTTCCTTGCCGCTTAAATTATCGCCAGCGCGAAAGGATATCCCCGCCTTGTTATCAAGTTCGCGCTTTAGCAAGTCAAGGTGTGATAGGCTTCTTTTATTGCCAATAAGAGTGTTGACAAGATTATCACGAGCCTCCTTTTTTACGCCCTCCGCCACCAATTCTTGCGCTTGCGGTGCAATTTTCGAAGCACCACTATCACCAGCTTTTGCAAGGATATTTTTTAAAATATCTTGGCTTGATAATGCAGGCTCTCCGAAAAGGGGGTTGCCTAGATTACCAGTCGATTGTTGTGCGTAATTTTTAAGATTTTCCGCAATGGCATTTTTGCTTCGGAGAGACCCATCACCTTTGAAAAGCAAGTCAACAAATTCAGGCATAGCCATAGGCTTATCAAGGTCAGTTTGATTGAGGTATTCGCCATATGGACGCCCGTTTTTTTTCGCCTGCATTGCGCGATTTACAACGTTAAGCAAGTCACCAGTGAGGTCAGCGTCCTTGCTTATGTCGCCTTTTGCAATCGCGTCTTTCATTTTTGCCCAGTTCGAGGCTGAACCTACGAGAGCGTCGTTAAGGGTTTTACCCAACTCGTCAGAGCTTTCAAAGGCACGCGCAACTAGATTGTCGTCACCATAGGCTTTTTTTAGCACCGCCGCATTAATCCTATCGCGCCCGCCTTGCGTTAAAACCCCGTTTTTATCTATATAAGCCCCTGCCTCAGATATTGGCACATCTCGAAAAAACCCCTTCACGAACGAAGGGTTTAGAGCCGCCTCACCCTGTTCAGATAACGAGTTAAGCAACTCACCATTAACTTTGTTTGCGTCTTTTGACGCAATCTCGACGGGAGACATTTTTAAGCCAGATGTGCCACCAAGTCCTTGTGCATAAGCTGCTCTTTCCTGCGCCGTCATGTTACCTTGACGGCGCGCAACAAGCACGGGCTCTTTCATGCCGTCTATATTGTAGCCTTGAGACTTCAGAAAATCCTTGTATTGTTCACCTTTGCCTTGTGAATAAGCCTTACCAATCGCGAGAGTGCGCCCGTTGCCACTTTCGACGATATTATCAAGCCCAACAATGGGCGCGCCAGCGTTCGCGTCATTGGATTTGCCAAGTCGTGACGGCGTAAAATTATTTGCAATCTCATTTATTTGCAATTCGCTTGCGGCACTAGAGCGGTCACGAGGTTGCAGCTCTTGAGGATAACCCTTATTTGCACGCCCGAAACCGTCATGAGAGGTGACAAGAGAGCTGCGGTCAACCACTTCGTATTTTACGTCAATCGGCTTGTTACCAGCGTAAACCTGCGAAACGTCATCACTCACAGAGTGTGTTTTTGAGGGCGCCGATGCTTTTGGCATAACCTCCTCACGTGGCATATTCCACGTGTCTCTTGACTTCTTAAGCAGCTCGCTATCAAGCCGTTGGAATGTTTCAGACTTCATAATATGCTCAGGAAGCGTCACATTCACATCTTTTACTGCTGCATAAGCGTCACGAATGGCAGGCTGCGCCCCCTCGTTAATTTCATCTTTTAAGCTTTTAACGCCTTTTCCGCCGTATCCTGTGGCTTCCTCTAAAGCCCCCGAAACGCGGTCAGCTTTAGCCGCCGCCCTTGCACCTAACGTTGTCTCAATAATTTGCCTTGCGTCAGGTGAGACGGTATTTGCCGCGCTCATAAGCGAGTGCCCACGCTTCCCCAAAACGTCAGCTAAAACCGCGTCATCACCTAATTCGCTCATTTTTTGAAAAAGTTGTTGCTCAGATATACCCTCTTTTTTAGCGGCTTCCGTCACCATATTTAAGGCGCGCTCGCTAGGGTTTGCCTTATAGCTTTGATATGCTTTCGCAATGCCGCCACCAAGCCCCGTAAGACCACCGCCAACACCCGCGCCAAGTAAAGCCCCTAAACCTGCGTGTTTCGCGCTATCTTGCAAGCCTTCACCTTCGCCAAAGCCCGCCACTGCGCCCATAACGCCGCCAGTTTTTGCGTTTGCGGCAATATTCGCGCCTATACCAGCCCCTCTTACAGAAAACGCTAGGGGCGCGGTTGCAAGCCCCCCTAAGACCTCAGCCGCGAGAGCCGTTTTAGGGTTTGCCTGCTCATATTCCTTTTGCGCGGCACGAGAAAGAGCCACATTATCTTGATAGTTTTCAGCTATTGAATTGCCACCATATCGTGCAACGCCAAGAGCCTTTAGCCCGCTTTGAATAGGGGCGGCAATACCACCCGCAATTTCGTCGTTCCAATTCATGAGAACGCCTTTTGTGACAGCTTGACCACCACCCTCAGGAAGTTGATTGCGAGCGCGGGCTTCTATAATCGTTGCTTGTTGGTCTTGCGGCGAGAGTTGAGAAAAACGTATATCCCCACTTTTGTGACTATCCCAGTAAGACCGCCCGCCGTTGGTATCCATGCCCTTTTCCGCGCGCATACCTGTGAGTTGTTGTTGAGGTTCATTATAATCCTCTTCCCACGGCATTTTTGCAGCTTTAGGGGCTTGTGAGTAGTCTTCTTCCCATGGCATTTTCATCATTGTGCTTCCCAATTGCTCTTGTCGTTAGGGCTTCCACCCTTAAAGCGATAACCATTTTTTACAGTGCCAACCGCAAGACCGCCTTGTGAGGAAGGTTGTTGTTGAGATTGTTGTGGTTGCCCATCTTGACCACCGCCTTGTTTGAAATAACCACCACCGCGAAGTTGTTCACCCTGCATTTTATAAAATGCAGCCCCTTTTTGGTTAATCGCTTGCAGCCTTAATATGATATTTTCACGCACTTGAGGGTCATTAGATAAGTCGCCGCCGATAGAATTTAAAAACTTTATATCATTGTCAGACAATGCGCCCTTCATTTTTTGTGCGAGTTCAAGTGCGCTTGCCTTTAAGACCGACGAAAGCTCTTGCGTTGCTTTGCCAGCATCTAAACCAATTGCGGCGGCGGCGTCTCCTCGCACCCCTGCGAGAGGCCCAGAATAAGCCTTCCTATTCAGCTCAAGAGCCTTGTCAAATGTGCCATTTAATGCCCTTGCATCATTGTAAGAAGCATCAGCTTCAATGATTTGCTTTTTATCGGTGTCTGTGAATTTTATGCCACCCTCACTTTTGAGAGGCTGCGCGAATTTAATAAATGCTTGGCTTTCAGGCGTTTTTGGGTCACCACCCTGTTGAACGACATAAGCTTCACGCGCTTTAATGTCGTTGATTTCCTTGCTTCCGCCACCGTCTAAACTAGGTCTGCCATAAACAACTTGATTAAATTCAGGCGTTCCTGCTTTAAACCCATTTTCTTTTGCAACTCTAATTTTGCCAGTGAGTTCATCTTCACCCTCATTTTGTGCGATAAGCCGCCCATCATTACCGAAAACCTTTTGACCTTCTCCTAAGGTATAGGTTTTTGCTTCTTTGGGCTGATAACCCGCAACAATTTGTTGTTTCACCACGTCTGGCACAAAGTCACCCATGAGGAGAGAGGCGTCACGCGCGCTTGATGCACTTGGAGTTCTCGCTTGTGGTTGCGCTTGCGCCTGTGGTTGTTGCCACGACCTCACCTCTTCGACGGGCGCGCCCATTGGCTTGAAGTTTTCGCCTTGCTTTGGAAACATCATGCCCGCGATTTGTTGCCCAACTGTTTGTGCTGATTTTTCAGCTTGTTCAGACTGCTGCATAGGCTCTTCAGTCTCATATTCTTCAGGAATATAGTTTGGCGTTCCTTTTATGCGCCCTGCACGTTGTGCAAGTGCCATCATCATTGCTTCTAGGCTCATTATTGTTGCCCTCCACCATAAAAGCGAGAGGCAAGTTGATTGCCTGTTGAGGGGAGGGGGGCGGCTTGTGGCAAGCCCCCGCTATATTGCATATATTTCTTTTTCCAATTTTCCGCCATTTGTGCGTTTGTCCACCCGTCTTGACCACCATTTAAACGCACCGCGTCACGCCCTAAGGTGTCGACGGCTAAGGCGTTAGGATTGCCTAAAATCTTATTTGCGCCACCCAACCCCTGTTGGTGGGCTAAATAGCCTTCCCAGCCTTCAGGTTCGCGCCCCAAAGACTTTCTCAGTCCTGCAAAATTATTCTTTGCAAAGCGAGCCGCCGCATCAGACGCTTTGTGAGCATCGTAGCGGTCGTCACCTTGCAAGCCATATTCGCCAGCGGTGCTGTCAATGAATTGGTAAAGACCACCCGCGCTAGAATTTGGATTTTCAGCATCAGGGTTGCCCTTGCTCTCGATTTGCGCTTTTATGCGCATATAATCAAGCGGCACGCCGTGCGCTTTTGAGGCGTTGGCGATTGCGGTTTCGGTGTCATCGTCAAACTTAAAAGATTGCCCATTGCCACTTGCGGCAGGGCTTAAACCTTGCGATGCGTTTGCCGCCGCCATAGGGGCAGGAGCACCACCGCCAGCCCCTAATTGCCTTTGCCTCGCTTCGTCGTTTCTTTGGGCAAGTTCCGCCTCTTGCTTAGCAAAAAGCTCATCGGCGTTTGCGTCTGTTTTGCCGCCAATATAGCCCGCTAAGCCGCCTTCTAGCACCTTCAAAAGCCCATGCCCTGTGTTTGCAACGGGTGTCGACTTCATGGCGTCTTGCAGCCCCGCGTCTGCCCAGCGTCGCTTTTGCTTCACGCCGTCCATATTATTACTATTTGTGTAGAAAAAACCTCGTGCCATGATTTATGCTTTCTTTTTTGATAATTTTGACCAGTCAACCGCAAGAATGCCATTGACCTTTTTAACCGCATCGGGGTGCTTCTTTTTAACGTCTTGCGCCATAACGCCGCGATATGTTTGACCTTTGGGGTCGTCTTTATATTTAAAATCAGACACCGCGAGACCGCTCTTTGTTTTGCCCACGAGTTTAATATCTTTTTTAAGCTTTTTATCAGAACCCATTATGCCGCGCATTCCCATGCCAGCTATTCCGCCTAAAGTTCCCCAAATAGAGCCGTTTGACTGGTTTTGAGCATTATACGCCTGCAATTGTGAGTTATACGCGCCCTGTGTTATACCAGCCACGTCTGTGTTTGCCATTTGCGAGCGAGGAGCTGCGCTAAAGGTTGGTTGTGTGACCTGCGAACCAGACATTAAAGCCCCTATCTCATTAATTGGTGCATTGCGACGGGCTGAAATTTCTTGCAAGGATTGTTGTCTTGCAGCCATGTCATTGGCGAAATTGCTTTGGCTTGCGGCTGTCTCCTGCCCTTGCCTAATTTGTTGCGCTTGCGCGTTTTGGCTAAAGTTTTGCCCAGACGCCGCCATCTTTTCAGAAAACTCTTGACCAGACGCCGCCGCATCATAAGCACGGTCTTGATTGAAGCGAGAATTTGCCAGCTGAAAATTCTGTGAAGCCGCCTGTGCGTCCTGCCCAAATTCTTGATTTGCAGTATTTGCGGCTTGCTGATAATTTTGGTTTTGAAGGGTTGTCGCAAAGCTTCTATCGCTATTCTGCGCGCTTGAGGCTTGCTGATAATTCTGTGAAGCAGCCTGTGCGTCTTGACCGAAGGCTTGACTTGAACGCGTTGCGGCTTGACCGAAAGCTTGATTTTGACCGTTTAAAGCAAGTTGATTATAAGCATCATTCTCACTCTCTTCATTGCGAGACATGGCTTTTTCATAGGCGTCAGACCCTTGCCCTATGCCTTTATTCGCTAAATCTTGCTCTAAAGCCTTGCGTCTATCTGCTAACTGTGGGTCAAGACGGCGACGCCCCAAATCAACAAGCCGCCCCTCTAATTGTTCATTGCTATCAATATCTTGCCTTGCAATATTTGTGCCTTGCACCGCGTTTTGACCTGCGAGAGAGTTTAGGCGTGATGCTAGGGCGGGGTCTGCGCTAATATTTTGCCTTGCAATATTTGTGCCTGTGGGTGACGCACTTGTGTTACGCTGAAATGTGCTTTGAACATTTTGCGGCGTTGCGTTAAAAGTTGCCTTTTGCTTTTCATAGCCGATTTGATTATTGGCAATCGCGCCGTTTGAATAATCAGGCGAAGAATTGAGGTGGTCTCGCAACCTGCTCGACTGGTCTTGTGCAAGCCCGCTTAGATTGCGTTGTGCCAACTGATTATTATTGTTTGTTTGCGCCGCCGTTTCTGTTAAATTGGTGAATTGTTGAAAGCGCGGTGTGCCATCAGGCCACGTTCCCGCCTGCCCATGTGTTACGCTTCCGTTTGGACCAAACTGGTCAACCATGGCAAGACCCGCGTTAGCGACGGCAGTCTCTTTATTACTAGCCGTTGTTTGGGCTATAGTTGCAGCTGGAGCGGGTGCAGCTGGCGCGGAGCTTCCACCAAAAAAACAGTGGTCACATTCATGAAAGGAATAGCGTCCAAGCCCTCTTTTTTGTTCAAACTCAAACATTGTCTTCTCCTTTAATTAAGCCCCAAACGTTCGCATCACAATCGCCATAAAAGGCGCGCAAAACGCCTTCATGAGAGAAGCCTAACCGTGGGTATATTTTATTAACGTTGTTATCTGCACGCGCGGTAACGGTCACGCGCATTGCTTTTAATTGTTGCCACACATAGTTTTTGACAATATTCATCATGGCTCTCGTCACCATCTTGTCGTCAATCGCGCATGACAGTTCAATATTGAAGCCGTTCCAACGGTTGAACAAAAACACGGCTTTTATGCCGCCTTCATTGCCGAAAGTCATTGTTGTGAAAGGCGGGTGAAATTCACCACCTGTGCGCTCTATAAGCCATTTTGCAGCCCTCACGTCGTCTTGCGGTAAGAGCCTCACAATTGACCTGCGCCCATCTCTAGAGATAGATTGAACGAGTAAACCTCAACAGCCTCAACCTCTTCACTGTTAGGGCTTTGCGTTTCCATGACGATTGCAACTTGATGACCTATGCCGTCAATGTGAAGCCAGTCAGGGGCTTCTACGGTGGCTTGCCACGCGCTCTCGTCCCAGCGGGCTTTATCCCACATGTTATCAATATCAAAGCCGCCAGCCTCGCCCTTGCGCGGGTATGGATAAACGGGGGTTGTTGGTTTATAAACGCCGTCATATGCTGCATTTATTCCAAGCTTTGTTCTATCTGGCAGGCTTGCTATTGGTTGCGCCAACTTACCCGCCTTGACATTGTTCATGTCACCAAATGAATTGAAGGCGGTGAGCATTGACGCACTCACGGGGGTGTGCGTTACACTCAAATCATCTTCAATCATTGTGTCGTCACTTGACACTTCAAACTCAAAAAGCTGCGAGCCTTTTGTGAAAAATAGCCTATCGTCATGTTCACAAAACACCCTTGCATTTACGCTTGAAAAACGCCCCCATGCCCAGCTAATCGTATTTGCGGCAAACTGTAAAGACAGCCCATCATTGCGTGGGGCATTGACCATGAGCATGTTTTTAGAAGACCAAACAATTGAATGCCAGCCATTATTGCCTTTATATCGGTCAATGGTCTCATTTAATTTCTTTTGAATATTCACGGCGACATTGGTTAAATCGGCTTGTGAAAAGTCCGCATTGATTGATTTTTCACAAGAAACAAGACCATTATCAGTAAGGATGAGCAAATCACCCCCCATCTTGACCATGCAACGATTACTCACGGGTTTACCAATGAAAAAACGCCCTTGCAGTGACCATCTTGCAAAATCGCTAGGGTCATCACCATTGTAAACAATCATTTCGCCTTCGCTTGAAACAAGCACAAGGCTATCATTCATGCCGTTGCCTGCGTCGTGCGTCCATGTGCCACCCGCGATGAGAGAGCCGCCATATTGCAAATCAACATTAAATTCGCCCAATTCGCCTGCGATAGCGAGTGTGTTGAGATAATAAAACTTAGCTTTGCCGTTTGCCAAAAAGAAGAGCCGAGAACTGTAATTCCAGACGAAATTAAGGCTTGACGGTGTAACGGGGGGAGGGCTTGTCACACCTGTAGACCCGTAAAAACTAGGCAAAGCCCATGCCGTGCCATTAAAATGAAGTGGGTGATTGACGCCATTGACGCAATAAAGAAACTGCCCAGCGGCATTAAACATATGTGTGCTGATTAAATCCACATTGCCGATAATCGTTGTGAAGCTTTTATCAGTCAAATCGCCTAAAACGGAGAAGCTTAAATCCTCTATTCCGCCGCTTGTTACCGCGAAAAGCCGTTCGCCAGTGCCACCGACATAATTAATCAAGCCCCAGTTGCCAGTAAGGGGCGGGGTTAAGCACTTGCACCCTTTGCGAGAGCGAACATAGCCGCTTTCGGGAAAAAAATTATCTAAAATCAAAGCCCCGTCTTGAGGTGTTGTCAAAGGAGTTTCACGCGCGAACCAGCCTTTTACGGGAGCTGGCACTTGAGCAACCATTGTGCGCCGTGACGTGTTGCCCTGCGGTATCATGACAGCATTAAACCGTTAGCTGCGCGAATACGCGGCGCGTTTGAATTGCCAAACATGCTAATCGTGGGCGCGTCAAGCGTTTGTGATTGAAGCTCAATTTCATAAGCCCGTTTGATTGCGGAGTGTTCAAGCCCTTTTTGATAAAGGTATCGCACTTGAATGCCTAAAATGAATAGTTCTTCAGGCAATCTTATCTTGTCTTCGTCTTCAATGAACATGTCGCGCGGTGTGCCGTCACGTTTTTCAATCCAGTTTTTCGTAATAAAACGGCGAGAAAACACAGTGCCAAGCGGCGGGATAGGGTTAACATAAACGCCCTCATAATCTTCAAAATAAGCATAGCACATGTTAGGGCTTTGCGTTATCTCTTCCCATTCTGAAATGTTCGTAACGCCCTCATATCGATTGCGATTTGCGTCAAAAAAGCTTCCAGATAAAAAGCGGTGTGCGCCTTCCATTGATGCAGGCGTTAAGCTTTGGAGAGAAAGCTTTCCACTTGCGTCACTGGTATAAGTTGCACGTCCACTTAATTTTGACCATTCACGGCGGTTGAGCAATTCGCGCCCTTCCGCCACAGCCAAGGCAAGCCATAGGCTAGAGGCGGGTTCTTCAATAAACAAAGACGTGAAGGTATGATGACCAACGCGCAAGGTTGCTTGATTTACCAGCTCTAGAATGTTCATTATTTTTTCGCCTGTTTTTCTTGAGCCGCTAAAAATTCGGCTTTTTGACGTTCAAACTCTTCACGCTCTAAATCAAGCAATGCGCGTTCTTCACTTGCCTCGATTGCCGTTTTTGACTGTTCAGCTTCACCTAAAGCCGCCCGTTCCATGTAGCGTTTTGCGCCTAAATGAATAGCTTTCAAGTTTTCGATTGCAAGTTTGCCAAGGTCTTTTTCGGTTAGTTCGGCGAGTTGCTTCACGTGGGTTACGCCAGCTTGTTTTAAAGCGATGCCAATCTCAGGCAAGATTGCTTCCCATTTATTCAATGGGAGATTGCCGACAAATGTGGAGTTATCAATAAGCCACGCATCATATTCATCACGAATTTGAGCAAAAACATTGCTATCGCCATTATTCTTTTCAAGGCGATGAACAAAATCACTCATAGTTTCATGAACATGCCGATTTTCAGGTTGCTTTTTGACGTTCCACATTACGACATGGTCTTCAATAAGCTCATCACCTTCAATTCTGAATTGTGGGATAAATTTTACTTTTTCAACAGTGCGTTCCATTTTTTTCTCTTTCAATAAAAAAAAAGGGGGCAGTGCGCCCCCTTGTGTTGGTTAGTTCGTTAAAACGCCATTAGCTGAACGTTGGTTCATGGTCATGCCGCCCATGTAGAGAATTGGGATAACCCAGCTATCTTGGTCAGTCACGTCTTTCATGGGTTGTTGTGTCCAGTCACGCCCTTTTGAAACGCGAATTTCAATGGTTTGCGTGTTCAGTGCGTAAATCTTTTCGTCAAGCAAGCCGAAAGAGGCGTTGCTATCATATTCGACTTTCGCGCCGTCATAATAAAAGGCGCGCATACCAAATTTACGCCCTTCAGCATCACCGTCGTCAACCTCATAAATGACGTTGCTTTTTAAGCTTTCTTTCAATGTTTCATACATTTTGTCAGTGCTAAGCAAGAGGTCAATTTTACCACGTTGCCCTTTGTCACCGCAACGGCGCATAAGCCATGAGAGCTTTTGCTGAATATTTGCCGCGGTGATTGTGCCTGCGCCGTTGACAAATTGGTTGCGCCAAAGCGGGGTTGTAACGCTATCGATGCCGCCAACTGTGCCTAAGCCTGTGGGTTGAATGAAGTGAGCCAATCCCTTGAATTGGTTAATGGCAGAGCCCGAAGAATAAATGGCTTCAGAGTAGATATTCGCGGCTTCAATTTGCGCACCAGAAATTTTTGCTTTGAGCAAATCTTTAATCTGCGCATCACCCTTATTGAGTTCTTTTTCTTTGCCGTTAAATCGCACAGCGGTTGCGGCTTGATAGAGGTCAAATTCCGCCGTTTTGTGCGACGTGGTGGCGTTCATTGGTAGGGTGTCATAGCCTTCATACCATGTGAAGTTGTCGTTTCCGCCCACGTGAATGGCTTCTTTGTAAGACAAGCCCCCTGTGTGCGTTTTAATGCGCCCTTTTTTCTTCAGTTCGCGATAAAGCACGTTACGATTTTCAACTAAATCAGTAACATTGCCTTTTTGTTGGTTTTTTAATGTGAATGAGACGAGAGCCTCAAAATCAGTGCCTAACATGATTTTTATCCTTTATGATTGTTGTTGGAGTGCGAGGTCTAAAGCGTCTTCAAGGTTCAAGCCCTGTGGCGCGACAGCCCCGCGATTTGTAGATTTTATCCCGCTCATTTCGCGTGCCTTTTGGGTGGAAAGCTGCTTTTCTTTAAGTGCTTTTTCCGCTCTTTCGGCGATGAGATTGTCACGGGTGGTTTCATTTTGCCAGATTGCACGATTATAAGCCTCTTTTAGCATGTCTTTAGGGTCAAGGTGTGCCGTGCGCTGGTCTCGACTTAAAACGTCTATAATGTCTTGTATTTCGTCAATCACCACATCTAGATGCGGCATTGTTTCTTTCGCTTCGCCATCGACCCAATCGCTAAATGATGCAAACTGTGCTTGCGTTTTTGCGGTAATTTGTTGATTTTGAAAGCTTGCAACCCCTTCGAGTTGCTCTTTTAGTGAGTTTATCTCTTGCATTAACCGTTGTTCATTGGCGTTCCCTTGCTGGGGGGGTTGCTCTTGAACGGGTTGATTGCCGTTGATAAAGTCTAAAAATTGTTGTGACCCTTTGGCATTGGGGAGAGATTTCGCAATCTCAATCACTGTGCCTATAAAGTCGTTGTTCATGGCGCGTTCAAAACCCATATAGGACTTGATTGCCTGTTCAGGTGGCGTTCCCTGCAAAATATCTTCATTTTCGCGCGCTATCGCGCTCATATCGCGGCGATAATTGCCAAAGTCATTGGCAAGGCGGCGATTGTCGTCTTCACGCTTGGCAATCCAGTCACGCAAATCGGGGTCAACTGCTTTGAATTTGTCTTGCAGCACTTTTGGGAGTGAGTTAGGCAATGCAACTTCAATAATTGGCTCTTCTTTTACAGGTTCTTCTTTTGCCACTTCCTCAGGCGGCACATCACCTTCATTCTCTTTTAAGGCGGCGTTTATAGCACTGTCTAAATCAAGCCCCTCTTCGACAACTGGTGTTGTTTCAGTGTTTTCAATTGGGGTTTCGATTGTTTCGTTTTCCATAGTTTTTCCTTAACGTCTTGTTTCGTTATAACTCACAGCGCGCGAACCAGTTGCTTTGAGGTCTTCACGTTGTGCGCTTGCGTCTTCAATCACCTTGCCAGATGCAGGCGACACGTAACTTTTAAATGAGTGCATAGCAGGAGAGCATGGCGGGGCTTTGGGGTCATAACTTAAAATTTCGCCTGTTTTTTTATCGACAAGCTTACCATCACGCCAAACGTAAATCGCCACCTGTGCCTCCACCTTGTAATTCTTGAATGATTTCGCGCACCAGTTGCTCTTTAGATTCTTGCATCTTCATCATGCGCTCTTCGTGCTTTGCGCTCATTTTCATTTCGAGTTCTTGAGCTTGAGCATGTAGCCTTGCCACAATTTCTTGCTGCTCTAATTCCGCCTGTTGTTGGTCACGCTGCATATCTTGTGCGTGTTTTTGAGCGTCACGTTGCACCTTTGCCGCTTCACCCTGCGCCTTTGCCTGCGCCGCTTGATTTTGAGCCTGTGCCGCCTGTTGCCCGAATTGCGGGTTGTCTTTCGCCTGTTTCACATATTCTTCTAATTCGCGATTGACGTCTTTGCCCAAATCATAAGAGCGGGCGAAACTTGCAAACATAGAGAGAGCGAGGTGAGCAGGCATAACGCCAGCTTGCACAGCCTGCGAGCTAGATGAGATATAAGCCGCTGCACCCGATAGAAAGCCCTGCATTTTTGCTTGATTGCCTTCAGTGTCTGCTTTCACGGTGCTATCGGTTTCAATGTCAATTTTCCATTGACGCAAGCCTTTTTCGCCAATCAATGCGGTGACACCCTGCGCAAGCATTGCCTTTTTTTGTGCCTTTTCAGGCGTATCAGTTGGGGTTTGCTCTAAATCGCCCATGCGGAAAATGTTGTTTTTGTCGACAAAGCTGCAAATCACATCGGTTTTTAATCTGAATAAATCACGGCAAAAGCGCACAATATCCGATTGCATCTCGTGAAGGCGAATAGAGCCATGACGCACCTTGATGTTTTGCGCCCCTAGCGTCTCGTTAGGGTTGCTTGAACCGCGCATAATGTCACTTATGCCAGTTATGTCATAGACTTTTTGGATAAGCCCCTCACGTTGCTCATAAAGCTCTTTAATCGCCATAATCGCTTGTTCAATTGGAAACCATGCAATAGAGCCTGCAATGCCGCCCTTTTCAGAAAGTAAGGCAAAACCACTTTTAGAGGGCAGGAGCGTGCCATTGGGCACACTCACCAGTAGCTCTATTTCAGGCACATCACTTGCATAAACCCCCGCAATCTTTATTTGCGAGAGCATGGAGTTAATCTTTTTCGTTGCCTCTTCAATCTCATTCGCAAGATGCTGATAGGTGTGATAGGGCAAAACGGAGTTGAGTGAATTGCCAAGCTTAATAGCATAAATCGGCTTTGGGCATGGAAAGAAGCCGTTAAATTTGGGGAGTTGTTTCGAGGCCTTTAATGGCTCTTCAAAATTGCTACACACCCAATAACGCGCCTTTGAGGTCTTACACCAAACCTCCCACACTTCGACACATTTATCTTGCTCTTTTTCATCGCCTTTTGAGCCGTTATCATTGCTTGTTTCGGCAAAAGAAAGCTTGTTTGCAGCCTCCTCATTCAACATGGCGACTTTTTCTTTGTTGAGCATAAGACGGAAAGCCACCCATTCAACATCACCCCATTTAGGAGCATTGTGATGCACAAAGTCGTCATAAGACACATGTTCACAAGAGGTTTTTTCTTCACCAACGCCGTTGTTTTCGTCGTCTTCAAAGGAATATTGCGCGCGCACAACGCCGCGCCCTGTGACAAGCATGTCAAGGATTGCGCCATTCATCACGTCGTCAAAGTCATATTCGTCAAGCGAAAAATTGATGATGCGCGATATAACAGATGCAAATTCACGTTCTGCGTCACCCTCGTCATTAAACCGCCTGCGAATATCAGGTGCAGGTGTTTTGTTATAGAGTGAGGGCGCGGTTATTCTCGTGATTGAGTGGAGAATATTAAATTCAGTTTTAGCGTCAGCCGCGCATTCATAGATTTTATAAGCGGCTTTAGAACTTTCAAGCCAGCTCTTGTGTTTTTCACGCTCTCTTTCACGCTTAATGCGTGAGAGCCAAAGCGCGGCAATATCCTTTGTGCTTTTTACAGCGTCAATATATATTTCCGCGCTTTGATTTATCATAATTCAAGCTTCAATCTGCGTAATGCGTCAAATTGAGCAGGGTCAATGTTATTAATCACGCTCATGGCGTCTTGAAACTGTGACATAACATCAGGAGAGCTTGCGCCGTTAAAGCCGATTGCAGCCATATCAGCATCGACCCACTCTGTTTTTGGGTCAGTGCCAGCCGTCAAGTTTATCAAGCCGTTGTTATAATCGGCTTGATGCTGCTTAAGTTCAGCTAAAGCGGCTGTAAACTGCCCCATAGCAAGGCGAATATCGCGAACTACGCTTGTGTTTTTCAAAGTTGATGGCATGGGATTAAGCCATAAATTCGATAACGGCATAACCGTTGCCGCCTGCACCACCTGCACCCGCTGAAGTGCGTGACGAGCCGCCACCGCCGCCGCCTGCACCATTCGTGCCAGCACCGCCAACGCCGCCAGCCGCAATGGTAGACGAACCACCACCTGCGCCACCGCCACCGCCAGCATAATTCACAACAGCTAAACCAGCCCCGCCAGCAGTGCCAGCAACGGTTGCTGAGGAAGACCCAGCCGCGCCGCCTGTGTTGCTATTGGTGAGCATATCGCCACCAATCCCGCCGCTTGCAGCATTGAAAATAGCGTTTGCCGCCGAAATTGTGCCACCGCCACCGCCAGAACCAGAGGAGAGGAGTGAACCTGTGCCACCAACTGGCGTTGTTGGAGCGGCGGTGAGAGAACCCGCCCCGCCACCACGTGTGATGGAATAAGTAGAAGTTGCACCAGCCCCGCCAACAGCCGCCGTTGTGCCACCAACGCCGCCAAAGCCAGATTGTCTTGTTTGCATGAGCAGGGTAGCACCGTTTGAGATAGATGTTGGACTGCCAGCGACGCCAACAGCAGGGGCAGTGCCACCGACACCACCCGCGCCACCCGCGCCAATAACAACGTTCAGGGAGGTTACGCCTGTGAGGTCAATCGTTCCTTCGGCAAGTGAACCAGCTGGACCACCACCGCCGCCAGAGAGAGCAACGGTTGTTGTGGCATTGAAGCCACCACCGCCGCCACCGCCGCCACCGCCGCATAAAAGAACCTTGGCATATCTTGCATACAATGGCACGAAAACAGCCGCACTCGTTTGAACAACGCTTTTTTGATAACGGTCGTTGCGTGTGTTTGCATAAGCAGGCTTCCAAACCGTGCCAACGGCGAAGGTTGCAGAGCCCGCAATGTTTGTATTGACATAATATTCGACTAAAGCGATAGAAACCATCTCACCCCAATAATACGGGGTGTTTGCAGTCCATGCAGGAGCGCGGATACCAGCACCGCCAATCATGCCGACAAACTGGTAGTTGGCAAAGTTAGTTTGCTTATCGGCAGCCCACGTTGCGCCAGAGGTAACAGCATTCATAACACGATAGATTGCGCCTTGGCTTTGGATTAAATCACCCACCGCATAAGCGGTTGATGCAGCCCAAATCTTCAAAGTTTCACCACCAGCAGCAGGTGTTGCAAAAGTGCCAGCACCTGTTAAAAATTTGGTATTGTCACCAGCAGCAGGGGCAGGCACGAAACCAGCTTGACCCGCAACAGATGCGGTTGCACCAACCATTGCGCCATCGGTGATATCAGCTTTAACATGAGTATGAGTAGAAGCCGCTTTTGCATCTAGGCTTGTTTGTAAATTGGTTACATCGGCAATAACGTGAGTATGAGAGGTTGCGGACTTGCTATCTAACGCCGTCTGTAAGCCAGCCGTATCACCAATCGCGTGAGTGTGAGAAAGGTCTGCTTTAGTGTCAAGTTGCCCTTTTGTGACAAGATGCGTTGAATTAACACCATTCACACCTGTTTGAGGGTTTTGAAAGGCAGTCGAACCGTCTAACTTCACAAGTGCGTCTAAGTTTGTCTGCAAATTTGTAACATCTGCAATAGCATGACTATGAGAGGTTGCAGCTTTTGCGTCAAGCTGCGTTTGCAAGTTCGCAATGTCTGAAATCGCGTGAGTGTGAGAGGTTTCGGCTTTCGTGCCAAGACCAGTATCAACATAGGCTTTAGTGGTCAAATGAGCCGCCGCCGTTGGAGTGACACCAGATTGGACAGCCGTAAATGGCACAGTGCCATCAGCTTTTACGTCACCTGTGCCAGCGGTTGAGAACTTGTTGTCAAGTTGTTGCTTTGTAACCGCACCAAGAGCCACCGTTGCATCAGCATTTAAGATAAGTGAACCCGCCATTGTGCCACCAGATTTGTCAAGCTTATTGCCGACTTCAGTAACCAACAAAGCGGTTTCTGTGTCGTCATCTGCTAGTTCCGTGGCAATTTTGAGCAGTGTATTATAAGCGGGTGCAGCCATGTTTAAAGAGTTGGCAATACGCGCATCAGCAGCGGCGTTGAAATCTGTGATATTGGCAGCCGTGTGAACGTGAACCGTGGCAGCCTTTGCGTCAATATTGGTTTGCAAAAGAGTGTCAGCATTAGCGCGTGTTGTTGCCTCGCTTGTCAATGCCGTAACAGTGGCTTTTGCAGCCAAATCATTGACAAGGTTTGTAACCTCGCTTTGTGCGTGTGTGTGAGCAGCTGGCGCGCCGCCGCCGCCCAATGGAGAGCTTGGCAAAGCCGCGTAATCAGTTTCTTTTGAGTTTGGCGGCAATAGCACGCCCTTTTCAAACACGATTGCAAGGTGCTTGTGTGAGATTGTATCGCCTTCAGAGACGGAGAGTGAATGTTTATCAGCCATGATTTTAAATCCTTTTGATTGTTTTGATTTGTTCGAGGCGCAAAGCCTCTTGAATTGGAATATTTGACACGAGATGACCAGCTTCATTGCGTGTGAATGTTTGGTGTGTTGGCATTGAGGGAGGTGCAATGTCTGCACCGTCTCTTTTAAAGATTTGACCCAAGAGCGAGAGCGTATCGACCATATCGTCGTGCTTTCCGCTTGGAAAAACCATTAATTCGTTGACAAAATCAGTGCGCCATTCAGCTTTTCGGGGCAGATAAAGCCCTGTGCTTGAGATTTGGGCGCGTATGCCCTGTGCTCTCACTGATTTTTCGGCGGTTGAGGCTATCTCTCTACGATAGAGAAAAACGCCCCGCCTTGCACATTCTTGCAAAAGCGGTTTGCCGATTGATAGTAATATTTGACCTTTTTCAAAGCCCCACATGATGGTTTGCCATCTTGTCTGCAAATCAAGCAGGGCTGAAATCCATATATCAGGCGTTGTTCTGCCCCGCCAAAGGTCTAAAACGTAAATTCTTGCCTGCTTATCGACGCCATAAATAGCATGGACGGTGTAATCACCCTTACCCTCACTCACGGCGAAATCAGATGCGCCATAAATTGATAACGTTCGCAAATCAGGCGCAATGTCGTAATCATGCAGCCATTCTTCTTTAAAGAAGTCACCACCGTCAGGCGCGGGCTTGCCTTGATAGAGGCTTGACCACGTTTTTGGGTCTCGCTTTGCCTCTTTAATGGCAAGAGAGCCGCTGAAATACTCTTTCCAGAGCAATTCACCCTTTTTGCGCCCTAAAACGTCATTATCTTCAGCTTCCATGGGAATATTGACAACTTCCCAGTCACCCTCGTCAGCATCTTCTAAAATCTTGCCAGCCAAATCGTCTTCATGCCAGCGGGTCATAATGACGATTGCAAAACCGTCAGGTTTTAAACGGGTTCGCAAATCTTTTTTGAACCAGTCCCAGACTTTCTTGCGCTGCAATTCACTTGCGGCGGCTTCAGCACCAGACACAAGGTCATCAGCTAGAATGCCATCAGCACGGCGACCAGTGGGAGAGCCACCAACACCGAAACATTTATACTGCCCACCGTTTGAGACGCCCCAATGGTCGATTGTGTCAGGCGCGCTTATGTTTATCTTTAATAAATTGCCAAACTCACGAATAAACTTGCGAGTTTCACCCGAAAAATCGTTTGCCAGCGTTTGGCTATGTGAAGCACCAACGAGGAGCTTGTTAGGATTGCGCCCTAAAAACCACGCGGGGAATAGCTTTGATGAATATGTGGACTTTGCCGACCCTGGAGGCATAGAAATAAGCAGCCGCTTAATTTCACCCCGTTCGACGGCTTCTAGTTTTTTTATAAGGTATAAATGATGAGCAGCGGGTTCAAACCCACAAGCCCTGCACCATTCAGTGAAGGAGCTTTTTACTCGTCTCTTGTGCAGTTCCGCCGCTATCTTGGATAAATCCAATAATGCTTCGTGCTTGCTCATTAAGTTCGTCGTCACTTAAATCGCCGAATTGTGTTTCGAAATCGCTATCAATATTAACATTCACAGCCCTTCCATGCCCCCTGTCAAGAATAATTGATGCGGCTTTTAACTGGTCAGCATGTGAAGCGGCGGGGTCAACCATGATGCGTGAGATTATCTCGATTGCGGTGGTTGTTTTTGAACGCGCTAAAGCCGCCAAGTTGAAGCTGGCAGTTTTCTTTTTAGAATTATTAATCATGAGGGGGAGTTTTTGTGTTGGTGGTAATCGCAACTCGCAATTATCCAATCTACATGCTTTCTACGATAGCGCGGTCGATTTGTCAAGAGGGCATAGGCTTGTTTCTTTGTAGCAAGATTGAAACTCACCTGCGCTCAATACGAAACATTTTAGACCGTCAAAAACGATATAATCACCAATACGTGCGATAGCGTAAGACCCCTTGCCATCAGAAAAAGAGATGGCAGTCATATCCCCAGATGAAGATATAACGCACTTGTGGTTTTCAAGCTCAATAATCTCAACACAATAATTGAAATTATCGGGGTTAAAGTGGATTGCTCTTACTGGACCTAAAACTGGCTCATATTGCTTTATCATATTTTATCCAATCCTAACTTTAAATGCTTCATTGCGAGGGCGCGCCACATTCTTTGTGTTTTGTAAACCCTCAGCTTGCTATCAAGCGTTTTACCACATAAGACAGGCTCAATATCCTGCCAGATAATCATATCAAGGGAGATGCGCTCTTGCGGCGTCAAGCGGTGCTGTAGCGCGATGAGGCGGTCTAGTGGGCTTGCTTTGTTAGCGTCAAACACATTGCCGCCCCTTGAGCCTGCAAACTGCCCTAGCGATGATTTAATTTGAGAGCCACGTGCAAGATGAGACAAAACCTCATAACGCTTGCCTGCCTCATATTGCTCATCAGTGAGCTTTGCAGCCTTGTGGAGACGTTCTAAGACACTGCCCGTCATTCGCACGCGCTTTGCCTTGAGGCTGTGCGTGACGCCATCGCTATCGCTTGTGAGGCGGTCTCTAAAGGTTTCAATCGTTGCAGATGACTTTGACAACCGCTCAGGCGTGGGTATGGTTCGCCAATCAAAACGAGCGTCATCTTTGTTAGACGTCGTGGCAATCATAATTTCATTTTGTGTGAGCATAAAAATAACCTTTCATTGTGAAAAACGAAAGGCGGTGTAGACAATCAATCACTATCACAACATGGTTAATCTGTCAATTTTAAATAATTAAACCAAAATCAGTATAATTTTAGAATTATCGTTATAAATCAGTGGGTTAATTATTTAGACAATTTTTTTTCAAATCACAAAGGGCATGATAATACCACAATGAATAGGCTTCGTCTTTCATTGATTTGATTGCAATATCTTGCGCCGTTGGCTCGCCTTGGATAGCGTAACCAACTTGACTTTGTGCGTATTCGAGAAGTTCCATGTCAGACATATTTTTTAATTTTATAATGGTCATAGCTTTTTCCTAAAATGGTATATCGTCATCATGCGGCGCGTTATTTTCACCCTTCTCTTGCCCTTCATAGCCGTTGTCCCGTTTTTCGTCGCCATTTGAGGGGTTACCAAGAAGGGTAATCTCCCCACCATAAGCACCAACGATAATTTCAGTCACGTAAACATCAGCCCCATCTTTGGTGTATTTGCGAGTTTCAAGCTTGCCTTGTATAAAGACTTTAGAGCCTTTTTTGAGGTATTTTTCAGCAATTCCTGCCAAGCCATCGTTATTTTTAATAACGACATTGTGCCATTGAGAAAGAGATTTTTTCTCGCCCGTTTTTTTGTCTTTCCAGCTCTCGCTTGTGGCAAGAGAGAAGTTAACAAGCTTCCCATATTGAGAATCCTTTACAACAGGGTCTTTGCCCAGATTGCCGATTAGAATTACCTTGTTTATTGAACCGCTCATTTTGCGCTCTTTCTATTTTCTAAATCTTGTTTTATTGCCGCCCCGTGAGGGCTTGGTGTGTAATTGTTTAAGTCGATTGCAGGGCGGTTAAACCCCTTAGATTTTGGTAAAAAATCATCTTTGCGATAATCAGCCAGCATGATGACAGCAGCCTGCTTTTGCTCATCAGTTGCCTCTATGCGCCCTATGAACTTTGCATTGAGTAAAGCGAATATGTTTTGTTTTTCGCGCCTTGCTTGCTCTAATTGCGCATTGCACCACGAGCTAATTTCAGGCACTGTTGGCAAAAACGCTTTCGCTCCCATTTTACCACCGAAAAACTCATTCACATAACGCGCTAAAAGCCATTGTGGGTATTCGCTAAGAAATTGGGTGTAAACCTTGCCAATTTTAGAAATATCAGCAATTTGCCCTTGGAATTGAAGCATAAGAGGCTCTATTTCCTCTTTCACTTGTGCTTCTGCGCATGGCAGTAAAAAGCCGTCGATTTTCTTTGAATATGCCGTTAAAACATTAATTTCGCTGTCATTCAAGCGCGTTTCAAGTTTTGCAACATATCCTACGCCTTTCACAAATTCACAATTTTCAGCCGAGTATCGCTTGGCGAGGATAGACCGCGCTTGGGTTGCCAGTGGGGGTGATGTCGATGATATTGCCGTGGTCATTGTCTTTGCTTCCAAAAAAATCGTTAAATGCTTCGTTTTTGCGTTCTTGCGCCGTTGTGGTTGGTCGTGGTGGGTATCGAGGCGGTGGTCTATCCCAATCCTTCGCGTTTCCAAGCCAAGTTCGGCAAGTTGCTTGCCAATCGGCAAACTTCGTGCATTTTGACAGGTGGTAATCGGTAAATTTACGCAATTCAGAAAAGGTTTTCTTCTCGTCAAATCCTTTTTCGAAAGATAATTTGGTAAAACCATCGGCTAAATCAGCTCTTAATTCAGGCAATTCACCCAAATCAGCATAATTTTCGTTTTTCAGTGGAATTGCGACCATGCGCTTAAGCTTCGCCTTTGGCTTTTCAATCACCAACTCTTCAGCTTTTTCGAACAGTTCAATTTCAGGTTCTTTTTTTGCAATAACTTTAGTTATTGTTTTTATATTATTCTCTTCTATTCTATTCTCTTCTATTCTATTAGAAGAAATAATATCGTTGTTTTCCAATGGCTTACAAGGAAGATTTTCGGGAATCTTTTCATAATCTTTTGATAATTTATCAGAAGTCTTTGAATAATCTTTGATATTTTTATGAGATAATTCCCCATTATCATAGTGAAAGAAGGCAATCACATCGTCATAAATTTTGTCAAGCGAAGATGGTCTAATGCCAATAATCTTGGCAATCATTGCTTTGTCGCATTTAATGAAACCGCCACGAACAGTTATAGCCATCATGAGCTTTGCATAGGCTTTGAAGCCGTCGCCTGTGAGTGAAAGCATCGCGTCGTCTAATTCTGTGGTAATGAATGAGGTATATTTCATATTGCCCCCTATGCTGCCAAAGAGCGTGAATATAAGCGAGAGAAATAAGCGTCTTTTGTCTTTGCTAAGTGCGAGAGACCCTTTGCCGTCACAACAGGCTGCATAACCACAAAACTTGGCTTGTTTTTTGGCTTAACCACACGGGCTATGCTTTCCATAAAGCAACGTTCAATGGCATAGGCTTTGCACTCCCACTCTTCTTTATCTTTTTCACCCCGCTTGCGGTTTATCCAACCAATATCAACAAGCCACGTAAACAATATTTTTGCAGGAATTAGGCTTAAAGCCTTTGCAGCCATCGTGATTGACATTGTGCCATCAGAAGCCTCTAGCTCTTCAAATGCCTTAACCTTTGGTGCTTGCTCTTGAATGACCAGTTGCAGCTTATCGCGCTCTTGTGCCGCTTCATAGCCAAGGCGCAAAAGGTCTGTGTTGGTGAGCACAGGCTGGGCTTTCAAAGCCTTTTCACAATCAAGAAAATATTGACGGGCTTCCTTGCCTTTTGCGCTTCTTTCAACCATAGAAAGCTCTTTAGCCATATCAATGGTAATATGACATTCTTTCGCTTTACCACCGTTTACTAAATTTATAGTAACCGTGATAAAGTCTTTATTTTCAACAAAATCAAAGTCACGGATACGATTGACAATCCAATCATTGAAGCGAGACTTCACATCTAAAAAATCATGCAGGTCACGGGCGTTAACCGTTTGCACTAATTCACCCGTAAAGTTTGAAGTGTTGATTTGAATGAGTTTGTTCATTTTAATCTCCTTAAGCAGCAAGCTTGCGTTGTGTTGCGTAAAATTCTTCAGATGCTTTGTTGCGCTCTCTCACGTGGGTGATTTCTTTTTTCAAAAGAGCCTCTTCAAGCGCATGTGTGAGGGCTTGCAAAGCGGGGTTGGCTTTGTCTTTGCCAAAAGCTGAATAGAGTAAGGCTTCTAAGTCTTGCCATGTCACGGCTTGTTTGCGTGGCATTGTGGGGCATTTAAATGTTGTGGTGGGCTGAACCATGAGTGCGCGTGATTGTGATTGACCAGCGCGATAAGTCATAAACACCTCAATCACCTGCTTGCGCACAGCGGCGGCTTTAGGGGTGCGCGAGAACATGCAGATTAAAAGGGCTTGCGCTTCGTTCAACCAATACTCAGTTATTGGGTGTCCACGGTAAGCGCGGTTAGTAACCGCGATTGAACCGAGGCTTTCAAGCTCTTCTTTGTTTTTGATTATCACATCACGAATATCGCGTGGGCGCGCCAAACCTAAAGAGGCTGCAATCTCAATATCGAGAATGCGCGGCTCATGGTTGACTGTGTGATTTAAGGTGAGAGGGCGCGATGAGGGCGCAATAAGGGCTTTGGTCATTTTCAAGTTCCATTTAAAAACTTGACCAAGAGCTGCTAAACTGGTGGTCAAGCGGTTACAGGTTAGCAGACCAGTGAACTTGCGAAGCTGGCATACCCTAAGGTATCCCGTTCCCGCTTGACCATAAAAAAACGCACCAAAAGGCGCGTTATGGCGCAAAATTCGATTAAAGGCTGCTAAACCCCCAAACACTGCTGTGCTTGTGATTTGAATATTGCCATAATCGTGAGAGCGCGTCAAGAACATTATTGCGCCCCCGTCACTATTTTTGCGATATTTGTGACGTGGTTTGCTTTAAAATCGGACTTAGCTTTATTTCTTTTCACACGCATTCTTAAGCCGCTAGGGCTTAATTCGTCACTATTTTTGCAGTTTCCGTGACGCGGGAAGGTGTATTCAAGAATAGCGTCTTTAACCTCTTGTGAGAGATTTTGCTTATTCAAAGCAAAAACAAGGCGAATTTTAGTGATACTCATAACGCACCACCATTGCTTTGTTGTATCCTTAGGCGGGGCAATGAAATGCCCTTAGCCCCGTCAATTTCAGCCAAGCGCGCGCGGTGCATTTCGGCGTGCGTCATGGTTGGTATTGCGCCCTGCACAATATCAACCATGATTTTGGCATTGAGTGCTTTTCCGCGCCATTCATTCGTTGGCGCAAACTTATTTGAGCAAGCCTTCAGGTGTTCAATTGCAGCCGCTGAATTGCCGTTTAGAAGCTCTTCATTCGGCTTCTCAAGTGGTGCTTCATATGTTTTTTCTACATGTTTTTTGGGTCGTGATACCCCAATTACTCGCATAAGTGCTTGTATCTGCTTTGTTTGCAGCTCATATTTCTTATGTAGCGCTTTCATAGGGATACCATCGGAGTAATCAGACGCAATTTGCTTCCGAACTTCTTCAGGAATAGCTGAATAAGAATATTTTACCATCATCATTGCCCCATAAATCCACCAGTCGAAACTGGAAATTTGTTGATTTCACCTTGATATGGGATTTGAATAACGCGCTGGCTTGATGATAATTCAAAGTTTAAACGCTCATTTTCGCGCTCCAAAGCTTCTATTGCTTTAAAGGCGCGGTCTTGCGCTTCTTTTATAACATTAGGCCTTGCGCGTGATAAATCGCTACACATAGCCTGTTTGCCATTTCTGATAATATCCCAAATATTATTCATTATTCTCTCCGTAACCCCAAGTCCGCA